TCTTAATAGATACAGAAAACGCACTTGATGAAGCATGGTTACACGCACTAGGTGTAGACACAGACGAAAGCAAACTGCTTAAACTTAACATGGCTATGATCGATGATGTGGCTAAGGTTATCAGTGACTTTGTTAAAGAGTATCGCACACTTCCAGAAGAAGACCGTCCTAAAGTGTTGTTTGTTCTAGACAGCTTAGGTATGATGTTAACTCCGACAGACGTTAATCAGTTTGAAGCAGGTGAAATGAAAGGTGATATGGGGCGTAAACCTAAAGCACTTACAGCACTTGTACGTAACTGTGTAAACATGTTTGGTACATTAAACTTAGGTCTAGTAGCAACTAACCATACGTATGCGTCACAGGATATGTTTGATCCAGATGATAAAATTTCAGGTGGTCAGGGCTTTATCTACGCAAGTTCGATTGTTGTAGCTATGCGTAAACTAAAACTTAAAACAGACGCTGATGGTAACAAGACTACAACTGTTAACGGTATACGTGCTGCTTGTAAGATTATGAAAACACGTTATGCTAAACCGTTCGAGTCAGTACAAGTAGAAATTCCATATGAAACTGGCATGAGCCCATACAGTGGATTAACAGACATGCTAGAAGCTAAAAACTTGCTTAAGAAAGAAGGCAACAGTTTAGTTTATACGCTATCAGACGGAAAAACTATTAAACAATTCCGTAAAGCATGGGAACGCAACGAAGACGGTTCATTAGACAAAGTAATGAAAGAAATTTCATCTAATGTTAACCCTTTGCTAAGTACTGAAACTACAGTAGATATAGACGAAGACTTATCTGAAAACGTAGTATTAGAACAAGGAACTGAAGAATGAACGTAGAATTAGATGTATTGGGTGAAATGTGGTTAACTTGTAAAGAATATATTAATCCCAAAGATAAACAGGCCGCTGCAGATCATGTAGTTAGTGTAGTAGCCGATCATAATATCACCGAAGCCGATCTTAAAACATTTGGCGGAACTGACAGCTATCTTAAACGTGCAGTTGAGGAATATTTAGGTGAAGAAGTTGACGCAGACGAGGAAGAAGATTTCGACGGAAGCGACGACTATTAAATGAGTACTGGAAAATATTTTCCAATAAAAACTACAACAGCATGTCCATTAAAGTGGAACTGGAGTACAATATATTTAAATACCGGAATAACAGCATCATGTCATCGCACTGCTTTTAGTGAACTTACGGCAGAAAACTTTGTTGAATTTCACAATACACCGGAGAAGTTAGAAGATCGTAAAAATATGCTTGCAGGTAACTGGCCCGATTCTAATTGTGCATATTGTCGAAAAATTGAAGAAGTTGGCGGAGTTAGTGATAGAAAACGACATCTAGCTATACCTAATTTAATACCGCAAGAACTTGACATAGATCAAACTGTGACTCAGGTAACCCCTACAATTGTAGAGATATATTTTAGTAATGCATGCAATTTGGGGTGTTTATATTGCCGTCCGTCGTTAAGTTCTACTATTAATAGTGAAAATCAAAAATTTGGTAAGTTTTCTAGTAATGGAGTAGAACTTATTACTCATGACGGTCAGTTTAAAGATTTAGTTTCGTATTTTTGGCAATGGTTTCCTAATGGATTCTCTAAAGTTAAACGCCTTCACGTTGCTGGTGGTGAACCGCTAATTCAAAAAGAATTTGAAAAACTTTTAGATATGATTGAACAGTATCCAAGCCCGCAATGTGAGCTTAATATCATAACTAATCTTATGATAGATAAAACTCGTTTAGAATATTTTGTAACTCGAACAAAGCAATTAGTAATGAAAAAAAGTCTACGTAGGGTTGATATTACGTGTAGTATTGATTGCTGGGGCATTGAGCAAGAGTATGTGCGATGGGGACTTAAGTTAGATCAATGGGAAGAAAATTTTAAATATCTATTAGATCAAAAATGGTTAGTTGTTAATGTTAATCAAACTATATCTGCTCTGACTATAAAAACAATGCCGGAGTTTTTAATTAAATTAAAAGAATGGAGTCGTATCCATAAAATAGGTCATTCTTTTAGTGGTGTTGAACCAGATCCATCATATTTAAAAGCTGAGATTTTTGGTTCTAAAGAGTTTGTTGAGGTCTTTGATACAATATTATCATTATTGCCGCAGGATACAGACGAAGCAAAATTATCTTACAAATATATGCAGGGCATTCAGACACAAGCTACTTCTGGAACGTTAAATACAGTTGAAATACAAAAGTTAATAACATTCCTTAATGAAAAAGACCGTCGCCGTGGCACAAACTGGCGAGAAATATTTTCTTGGTTGGAGAAGTATGATGTGGTATAGTCGCGTGGTTGCTAATTTGGGAGATATACCCGATTTCATAACACATTATGAAAATGAATTATTGCAGGCAAAAAAAGAAGTGGGAACCTACGGAAACATTGAAAAAAACTTAGCAAATCTGCCGGGCATTACTGAGCAACGCTTTAACCAGCTACAAGAAATTGAAGCAGTGCTTAACTACCTTAATATACAGTTACGGAAGATTCGACAAACACACTATAAAAAATATCTAGAAGGATATGCAAGGGCATTGACCAGTAGAGATGCTGAAAAGTATGCAGAAGCTGAAGATGACGTTATTAATATGGAAACTATTATTAACGAAGTAGCATTATTGCGTAACAAGTGGCTAGGTATCATGAAGGGGTTAGAAAGTAAAAACTTTATGCTAGGACATATTACTAGGTTGCGTACTGCAGGTATGGAGGATGCTTCAATTGGCTAGACATAGTTTACGTATACTTGACTTAATACAGCAATATGATATATTTTTAGAAAGTATTCATCATATTGCTGATATGGGCTGTGGTTCTGGCGAAGATACTATCTGGTGGGCAACCTTAATGAATAACGAGGATCCACCGCAACCTTATAACTTTGCCTGCCATGCTGTAGATGTCGATTCTAGTAAACTAGCACAACTGCCTAATATTAAAAATATTCACAAAGTTAATAATAGTTTTGATGCTGACTACTTGTTTCCGGTACCAGTTGACTTTATCTGGGCACATGATAGCCTACAGTATAGTACTGATCCGTTATATACCTTGCGTAAATGGAATGGATATCTTAATGTAAACGGCATGCTAGCATTAAGTGTGCCACAACATACAGGCATAGAATATGGCAGACAATACAGCAGAGGCTACAACGGTTGTATTTTTCATTACACTCCTGTTATGTTAATTTATATGCTAGCAGTTAACGGGTTTGACTGTCGTGATGCGTACTTGTTAAAACAGTTTCAAGACCCGTGGATTCAAATGGCGGTATATAAAACAGATATAGAGCCAATGAATCCTAAGACCACTACGTGGTTTGATCTAATAGATAAAAACTTGTTACATCCTAGTATCGTCAATAGCATTAATGCAAACGGATTTCTCAAACAAGAAGAAATTGTTATGCCCTGGTTAGATAAAGAACTATACTTTATTGACTACGTTAGCCAACAGACAGAAATACCCCCAGCTACGGCAGATGTGGGTGTAATACCGGGTGAAGTAGTTCAATCGTCTGAACATACTATAGAACAGCCAGCTGCTACTGAAGTTAAAACAAAAACCTTTAAACCAATGTCATTAAAAAGCAAACCACCCACTAGAAAAAGTTATAAAAATGATTAATCGTGTTGTATTAGTAACAGGTGGATTTGATCCGTTACATAGCGGACACTTAGAATATTTCAAAGCCGCTAAAGCTCTAGGCAATATACTTGTTGTTGGAGTTAACAGTGATGCATGGTTAGAACGTAAAAAAGGCCGTGCGTTTATGCCTAGTACTGAGCGTATTGCGATAATACAAAATCTAAAAGTAGTTGATCATTGTATATTGTTTAATGACGATGATAACACTGCTATAGAAGCAATCAACAACGTTAAGATGCTGTATCCTAACAGCCAAGTAATATTTGCTAATGGCGGCGACCGCACTGCTAAAAACATTCCAGAAATGAAAGTTAAAGATGTGGAGTTTATATTTGGAGTAGGTGGACAAAATAAGCTCAACAGTAGTAGTTGGATTTTAGAGGAGTGGAAAGCACCTAAAACCCTTCGTCCTTGGGGCTATTATCGCGTATTACATGATGTTTCAGGCACTAAAGTGAAAGAACTGACTATTGATCCAGGCCAGAGCTTATCAATGCAACGGCACTTGTATCGTACTGAAGATTGGTTAATTACAGAGGGTAAGTGCGCTGTGCGTCAATTTGAGCGGGTGTCTGGCCAATTGATCGAGCAACGACTAGTTAGACATCAACGGTTACATGTGTGTTTAGAATCGTGGCACCAACTACATAATCCATACGATCAACCATGCCGAATTGTAGAAATACAATACGGCGCACGCTGTTCAGAAGATGACATTGAACGCCAGGATAAATACACTAATAATAAGGTGTAGATATGAGATTTTATGATTTAGTAACAGAAGCTAAAGGTATATTTGGGCGCCTTCCTGGCGATTCCTTTGCAAACCAAGATGGTAAAACATTTAATTTTGTAACAGCTATATCATATCCCGACCCAGAACAAGCAAAGTTTGCCACTCCACAAGAACGAGATCAAGCAATTGCACAATTTGAACAAGAAGCTAACGCTAAAATTGAGTGGACTAATAATCCTGGCGGCAGCGCATTTGCAGTAGCAGAGCTTGATGACGAAGACGGTGGCCGCGTGTATTGGGGTAGATATCTACAACAAACTAAACATAATATGTTAGGAATTTGGAATAACAATCAAATTCCGCCCGGATGGAAATTAGCAACTAAAGGTGCCAAAAAACTACAAGCAGGGTATGACCCACAAAACCTTATTAAAACAGAAAATGTTTTCAATGATGTGAGACAGCTTATTCAAACAGTAACAGCAAACAGTCCCGATCCTGTTAAAGAAGTATTCACACAAAATCTTACTGCACTAGCACAAGGCCAAGACGCTATTATATTTCCGGGCATGGCGCCACAAATGGAAGCTATCCGTGACTACTTTGGTGAGATCATGCAACCAGTAGCACTTGCTGGTGGCGTTGTGGGTGGCCAGGCGGATGAGGCACGTATGGCACTAGCCGACGGCGCACCGTGGAGCAAATGTAAAGTGCAATTTCCAATGGCAATGAATGCCGCCTTATGCGACAGTTTCTTAACTGCCCCAAATGGACAACAAATTGGCATTAGTAGTAAAGGTGGTAGTGGAGCTAAAGCTAGTGCTAAAAATCTACACGATGCTTACAAAAAAGCAGAACGTGAAGGTAATACTGAGTTAATAAACACAGCTAAATTTGCCATTGATGTAGTAACTATCATTGCAGAAAATTCAGCATTAACAGGACCATTTGAATTAGGTATAGCATTGGGTGTTCCTGGTATTACTAATGAGCTATTTGACGAAGTAACGTTATATATTAAAACAGGAAAAACAACGTTTGATGGTATAACTAAAAATGCTCGCACAATATTGGAACCATACACAGTTAAACCTAACGTAGTAGGATTTAATACAGGTTATGCAATTATGGCTGCCGCCGCCAAAACTGTAGCCAATGCAGTA